AATGAACATGCCTTGGCCAAATAAAAACAGACCTCGCAAGGGTCGACGAAAGGTCGGATCAAGCAAGCGCAAATCCAGGCGTTTGAATAGAAAGAAGTAACGTTATGAACATCGACGAAGTAAAAGCTTACATCAAAAACACTTCAGAGAACTCTAAGATCTACATTGGATGCGATTCCGAAAGATTTAGACATGAGAGAAAGTGGTATGCTGATTATGCTTCGGTCGCTGTTGTTCATATCGATGGTAAACATGGATGCAAAATCTTCGGTAAGATCACCAGAGAACTTGACTTCGACAAAAAGGTTGGGAGACCAGCCATGAGGCTCATGAATGAAGCTTATAAGGTGCAGGAACTGTATGCTCAGTTACAAGATGTGATTGGGAATAGGTTGTGCGAACTGCACCTCGATATCAATCCCGACGAGCGATTTGGCTCATCTTGCGTTGTTACGCAGGCGATCGGCTATATTATAGGCACTTGTAACATCGAACCGAAGGTAAAGCCCTACGCGTTCGCTGCTTCAATCGCTGCTGATCGTTATAAGGGGATGGTAGCAGCATAAATAAATCTATGCTGATATCGACCGCATACTGCGGAAATGGACGTAGCGTCCATCAACCAAATTAGGAGATCAAACTTTGTTAAAGCGCACACTGGTCGCGCTTTTGAGTTTGAGCGTTTTATTTTTCGTTAATTACGCAGCACAAAGTAACAATATCACACGTGAAATTATTTCGGAGGATCGTGTAGTCAGCCCACAAGCTGACAATACTGAAGTGGTTACTTTAACCACACAAGTTGAAACTAACGCTCAAACTCAAAACGTAAGCGACAACAACGCTGCCGCTGAAGTTCAAACTGTTGTAAAAACTTACAACGCTAGAGCTTCTTGGTATAAGCATGGAAGAGTTACTGCCAACGGAGAAAGATATAATCCAATGGGTCACACAGTTGCTCACCGTTCATTACCTTTCGGCACAATAGTGAGATTCACTAACCCGGAAAATGGGCAAAGTGTAACCGCTAGAGTTAATGATAGAGGTCCATTCATTAGAGGTAGGGAGTTTGACTTATCTCTTGGTTGTGCAAGAGCCATAGGAATGGAACAAAAAGGCGTAATGATTTTAAAAATCGAAGTAATGTAAGATTGGGAGTTCGTTATGAGTAAAGATGACAAAGATTCTTTGATGAAGCCAATCGAAGACTACAACTACTACATCTTTCATCAGGACTTTAATGGTGATAGTTGTAGTAGTGCTATGAAGTTTATACTTGAACGAAATTTAACCAAGGTTCCACCCAAGTTTATGAAGATGATTTTCAATTCTCCGGGTGGAGAACTTCCCTCCGCTTTCTCGCTTATTGATGCAATGAAGGGTTCGAAAGTGCCTATATACACTTACGGACTCGGTGAAATAGCGAGCTGTGGGCTTCTTGCTTTTATTTCCGGTAAGAAGGGTAATCGCTACATTACAGAAAACACCAGTATCCTCAGTCATCAGTTTTTTTCGTTTTCAGTAGGTAAAGAACATGAGTTGATGGCTGCACAAAAAGAATACTTGAACACATCCAAAAGGATCGTGGATCACTATATAAAATGCACAGGGCTTTCAGAAAAAGAAGTCAAAAAGTACCTCCTTCCCCCAGAGGATGTTTGGTTGACTCCTAAAGAAGCTATGAAATACGGTATTGCAGATGAAATTATTGAATTATATTAAGGAGAAAATCATGCCAAGACCAAAGGGTAGTAAGAACAAGTCATCTCTGGAAACAGAAACAGAACAATCAAAAGAATTTAATTACGAAGAAGATGATATTAAGTTTGATGCTAGTTATCAAGCGAATATATTCACAGCTACTGTACCTCCAGTTGTATTGACTTCTTCGGGGTTAGTCGTTCCTACGGAGCAAAACGGGACTTTATCTAATAAATCTGTTAATCGTTTATTAAATCGTTTGTACCTTGTCGAAGGTGAGGTACAACTTTCCTCGCGTGTTCCTGGGCGCTCGTCAATGGTTGCGAAGCAAATGCGGCTTGTTTCTGCTGTTGATGATGACCAAGCAATCAAAAAGTTCGTCAACTACTTTGCTGGTCTCAGCGACGCTGAATCGTTGTATACTGTTATGACCGCAGCTGCTATGGAAACAATCCAGTAATGCAAGTCGAGATTTACACTAAAGATGATTGCCCTTATTGCGCCATGGCTAAGATTGCTTTGGTTAATAAGGGTGTTTCATTCTCGGAGCAAAAGCTTCACACTCATTTTTCAAGAGAACAGATCTTAAAAAAGTTTCCTTTAGCGAATAGTTTCCCTATAATAGTGCTTGACGGATTCTATATTGGGGGATATAATCAGCTTAAAGAGCACCTTGAAGAACAAACCAAGTCAACCAAAACTCTCTTGAACGAGTAGGAGATATATAATGTTGTATTTACGTGACACTCTATTGAAGGATCTTCGTTCTAATATCATCGAAGTTCACTTCACAAAAGCTGATGGTTCAAATCGCGTTATGCGTTGCACCTTGATCAAGGAAATGCTTCCTGAAAGCTATCGACTAAACCTCTCAGAACAATCTGAGGAAAAGACCTTTCATAAAGAAAACACTGATGTTATCGCAGTTTGGGATGTCAACGAAAATGGTTGGAGATCTTTTCGTATTGACTCAGTTTATTATGCTGCGGTAATAGGCGCTCATTAAGGAAAACGAAGATGGAAGAAAGTTACTGGGGTTATCACGCCATTATGGATGCTGCTGGTTGCAATAATAATGCAATCACAGATTATGATAATATTTACAATTTCGTAAAGCAGCTCGTCAAGGATATTGACATGGTTGCGTATGGCGAGCCACAGATTGTAAACTTTGGTAGTGGTAATAAGGCTGGATACACGCTGGTTCAGCTGATTGAAACATCAAACATCTGCGCGCATTTCGTGAATGAAAACGACACGATGTATCTTGATGTGTTCAGTTGCAAGCCTTTCGACGAGAGGGTTGTTGAGTCTCTGGTAGTTCGATACTTTGGCGCTAAGACTATTCGTCGTGGTTTCATCAAGCGTCAGGCAACTCTTGAAGTTGATGCTGACGAGACTCGTGAGATCTAATGGTCCACGGATTTACCTGTGGTGCTTTTGATCTTTTGCACCCAGGGCATTGTCATTTACTTACAAAAGCAAAAAGTCAATGCGATTTTCTGATCGTTGGATTACATACAGATCCAACGATTGATCGTCAAGAAAAGAACAAACCAATCCAAACTACATTTGAACGTTATACGCAGCTGCAGAACCTAAAGTCGGTAGATCTTATCATTCCGTACGATACGGAACGGGATCTGTTCAATCTTCTAGCCACGTTTAACATTCAAAAGAGATTCATAGGTTCAGACTATCAATACAAGAATATCACCGGTCAAGAACTGTGTGAATATCTTGATATTAAAGTTGTTTACATCCCTAGATTACATACATGGAGCTCAAGTGAGCTAAGGAGAAGATTAAATGATGATGAAAGCTAAAATTATTACTGATCATCCTATCGCTTACGAGAGTGCTGACCACATTAATCCATATGGCACAATGCGTGACAATACCAAGAACGGTGTTTATGTTCGTGAGTTGATTCGTCGTTGTGGTGGTCCATCTATGAAGTACATGGACATTGGTTGTGCTGGTGGTGGTTTCGTTTATCAGTTTCTTGCTCAGGGTGTGTTCGCTGTTGGTGTTGAGGGTAGCGATTACTCACAAAAGAACAAGCGAGCTGAATGGGCAAACATTCCAGATTATCTGTTCACAGCTGATGCGATCAAGCCCTTTCATTTTGAAGACGAAGAAGGCAACAAGATTTTGTTTGATGCCATCTCAGCCTGGGACGTTCTAGAGCATATTCATAAGCACGATCTTCCTCAGCTACTAACCAACCTACGTAACAATATGGTTGATGGCGGATTGTTTTTATGTTCTGTATCTACTTTTCCTGATAATGACTACCACTTAACAATGGAACACAAGCCTTGGTGGGATGCTCTGTTCAAGGAACACGGATTTGAAGTAGATGCTCCTATGAAAAATTGGGGTCGCCAATGTGATCAACCTTGGAATATTGCATCAGACTTTGAAGGTGCATACAAGAAACTGCCATGATGCCTGTAGCCATAGTAACTGGGTCGTATGGGTACATCGGCTCAGTTTTAACTAAACTTCTCCATGAATCTGGATATTATGTTGTCGGTATAGACAACAACCCAGATGCGCAAGAATGCTGGGAAAAAGAAAAGGTAAGAACAAAGTATTGCGATGAATTGTTTTGTGGCGATTTCGTTTCAAGTCAAGCATTACAAATCCTCAGCGAATATTCAAACGCTACTGTGTTCCATCTAGCGGCGAATAGCTTGCTTGGTCCTAGTGCAGATTTTCCTCTCAATTATTTTGAGAACAACACAGCTAAGACTCTCAAGTTACTGCAGAATTTGAAGCCTACTCATACTCTTATTTTCGCCAGCACTGCAGCTGTATATGCCGAAACTGATAATGTTGTGACTGAAGGTAGTAAGATTGATCCACCAAACAACTACGGATTGTCAAAACTTTGGACAGAGCAGATGATTGATGTTTGCTACAAGCAAAGAAGTTTGAGAGCTGCATCTTTTCGCTTTTTTAATGTGATTGGTGCGTATGGTGATATGGGGCAGCTGCCAAACACGCCACATATTGTAAACAGATTGTGTGACAAAGCTCTTAGAAAAGACTCACCGTTTGTTATACATGGCGACAATTATGATACAAGAGATGGAACTTGCGTTCGTGATTATTTGCATGTTATTGACGTAGCCAGAGCTCTGATTCACGCTGCTAAATACCTTAACGAAAGCAAGCCATGTTCATTGAAGTTCAATCTTGGAACAAATGTAGGAACATCTGTCAAAGAAATCGTTGACATTTTCAGTCAGTATTGCACCAAAGTCAATACGGTTGTTGGTGATAGAAGAACTGGCGATCCTCCATTCCTTGTTGCTAATCCTGACAAATTCAAAAAAATGACTGCTTTTGAATACAAATTCAAAAGCGTTGATCTAGATCTTATGATTAAATCTGCGTGGGAGTATCGCAATGGGCTTTAATTTTACCGAGATGCAACAGAAGTCTAACGGTGGAACCGAACAGACCTGCCGCATGATTGAAAGTAATCTTCCTTCTGATCTTCTTGAGAGCTTTCAAATTATTCCATCAAGGGTTCAGAATATCAAGGAAGATAAGATCCGTGTGTATCATCTTCACGATCTACCTGAAGACCCAGAGACTAATCACCTAAAGGAAGAAAGCAGCAGAAACAGGTTTCACAAGTTAGTTTTTTGTGGTAACTGGCAGTATAATCGCTATATTAATTTTCTCGGTATTCCTCAGAATGATAAGTGTGCTGTGATTGAGACGCCCATAAACCCAATCGATTACAAGGCAAAAGCAAATGACGAAATCCGACTTATCTACACATCAACACCACAGCGAGGACTCACACTTCTTGTCCCGGTCTTTGAAGAGCTGTGCAAAAAGCATTCGAACATATATCTCGAAATTTTCTCGAGCTTTCAGATTTACGGTTGGGCGGATGCTGATAAACAGTTTGAAGAGCTCTTCGAAAGATGCAAGAATCACCCGAATATAGTCTACCATGGTTCTCAACCTAACGAAGTAGTTCGCGAGCATCTACAAAAGGCTCACATCTTTGCTTATCCCTCAATCTGGCATGAGTGCAACAGCCGCGCTTTAATTGAGGCGATGAGTGCTGGTGTTCTTTGTTTACATCCAAACCTAGCAGGTCTTTCTGATACATGCGGTAATCTCACCTCGATGTATCAATATGAAGAAGATCACAATGTGCACGCAAACAAGTTCTATCACTTGCTTGATCATGCGATCAATATCGCGCATGAAGAAAACACTCAGAACTACTTGCGTTATGTAAAGACTTATGCCGACAATCGGTTTAATATCAGCAAAATTGCCAGACAATGGGAAGACATGCTAACTGCTCTGGATCAGCAATATCCTACAGTTGAATCCAGAGGAATGCCAAAAGCGATGTTTCGGTACAAAATCTGATGATAGTATCGTCAACTCCTCTCCGGATAAGTTTTTTCGGTGGTGGCTCTGACATTCCTCAGTATTACAATCAAAAGTCTGGGATGGTAATTTCAACAACAATTGACAAGAAAATTCAAATTGCTCTGAATCGCTGCCAAACAGATCACATCAGAGCAGTCTATTCCGAGTTAGAAGTTGTAGAAAACATTGACAATCTGAAGCATGATCGCATCAGAGAAGCTTTAAAGATGTTTCAGATTAAAAATAACCTTGAGATCTGCAGTTTCTCTGATGTTCCTACCAAAGGAACTGGTCTTGGCTCTTCATCAACGTTTACTGTTGGGTTGATCAAGGCACTATATACGATGAAGGTGTTACTGCACAACAAGAAAGATCTAGCAGAAAGTGCTTGTGATATCGAGATTGATAAGTGTAATGAACCAATCGGTAAGCAAGATCAGTATGCTGCAGCCTACGGTGGATTCAATGTTATTCGCTTTGATTCGACAGGCGTAGAGGTAACTCCTCTTAACATAGGTGCCCACTCTCTCAGAACTCTGAATGATAATCTAATGTGCTACTCTAGTGGTATAAGTAGGAATACATCAGACATTCTTTCTGATCAGGTCAAGAACATTCTCAGCGACGATCAGGCATTTGATAGCACGAGTGCATTGGTTGACCTTGCAGAGCAAGCACTAAAATACTTTCGAGCAAATAAGATTCACGATTTTGGTGCACTGCTCAATGAAGCTTGGAGGTACAAGAAGAAGCTTTCGTCTAAGATAAGCAATCCAGATATTGACTACATGTACGAGAGCGCATTGAAAGCTGGCGCGCTCGGGGGAAAGCTTCTTGGCGCAGGTGGTGGTGGGTACATGTTGTTCTATGTGCCGGAGTCAGCTCGTGGTTCCGTAAGCCTAGCCATGAGGGAATACAAAAGATTTAATTTTAACTTCACAGATCAGGGAAGCACAGCTGTAACATTATGAACAGTGCATCAGGAACATATTTCGGTTATATTACCAAGCTTTACTCTTCGGCGATGCTCATTGACGATTCTAAGGTAAATGGTGCATATGATCTCTTACTAAACAATATGCAGAATGTGGTGATCTTTGGTAATGGTGGATCAGCTGCTATCGCTGATCATTTCTGCTGCGACTTCGTCAAGGGTGTGAGAGGCGACACTAACCTACTTCCAAAATGCACCAGCCTTGTCAGCAACGGTCCACTACTTACTGCTCTGGCTAACGACACTAGATACAATAACATATTCGGTAGTCAGATTTCTTATCATCAGCCATCTTTAGCTATTGCCGTATCTTCCAGTGGTAACTCAATGAATATATTGGAAGGTCTTGCAGCTGCTAAATACCACGGAGCTAAGACCATTGCTCTGGTGGGGTTTGATGGTGGTAAAGTTCTATCGGAAGATCTAGCAAACGTCATCATTCATATCAAATCAAACAACTACGGTATAGTAGAAGATTCCCATATGATGGTCTTACATGCATTGGTTCAGAAGATGAGAACCGACTATTGCATACAGGGAAACCAACTGAAACTCTAAATAATGCTTGACATTATTGTCAGATAAGGTATAATTAGATTATGGATTTAGCCAACAACGTTATAAAGTTTCCTTTACATAACTATCGTGCTCCGATAACTATCGAGCAGGTTGACGAGAACCTAGATCTTGTACGGCAGATTCATATACAGGAAACTCTTGAGCTGGTTGTTCCTAAGATGTTCGAAAGCTTTTCGGTTGCAGGGTTTATGGCTGATGATGAAGAAACTTCTGAGTTTCTAAAACATGGCGCGATGGTTGTCGAAGCAGCAAGATCTTTTCTTTGTAAAATCTCAGGCATTGATCATCCGCTTCAGTTAATTGCTGAAAACATGTTCGAACAAATGGACGAAGAAGGCAATCTTGAAATTTCCGACAAAATCAAAATCATTATAACCCCCAATAACGAAGGAAAGAGCTGAGGCTCGTACACAATGATTATTATGGATTTTTCTCAGGTAATGCTGAGTAATATCATGGTACAGCTGGGCAACCATACCAACGCAGAGATTGAAGAATCAATGTGTCGCCATATGGTGCTCAATTCAATTAGGTCTTATAAGACCAAGTTTGGCGAAGAGTACGGCGAGTTGGTTATCGCTTGCGACAATAAGAACTACTGGCGCCGTCAACTGTTCCCCTATTACAAGGCGAATCGTAAAAAGAACCAAGAAGCTTCTGAGATCAACTGGAAGGCAATCTTCGAATGCCTGAACAAGATTCGCTCGGAACTCAAAGAAGTTTTTCCCTTCCGTGTCATTGACATTGAATCCGCAGAGGCTGATGACATCATCGGTGCACTCTGCCGCGAGTTCGGTAATACAAACCAGAAGATTCTGATTCTTTCTGGTGATAAAGACTTCATTCAGCTACAGCGTTACATTAATGTAAAGCAGTACGATCCTGTGAGGAAGAAGTACATTAGCCATGAGAATCCTGATAGGTTCCTTCGGGAGCATATTATCAAGGGAGATGCTGGCGATGGGATACCTAACTTTCTTAGCCCTGATAACAGCTTTGTTGTTGGTCAGAGACAGAAACCGATCACCTCGAAAAAGCTTTCTGAATGGTGTAATCAAGAACCAGAAAGATTCTGCACAGAGCTAATGCTGCGTAACTACAAGCGTAATGAGCAGCTGATTGATCTCGATAAGATCCCAGCGAATATTAATGAGAAGGTTTTGGAAAGCTTCAAGAATCAAGAAGGTAAGAAGCCTAACAATTTGATGGAATATTTTATGGCTAACAGACTTAAAAACTTAATGGAAAATATTGGAGACTTTCAATGATGAAACTTAGCGTTTCTGAAATTCTACAGAAGGCATCAGAAATGAAGGACGAAGCTGCACGTATTAATTGGCTTCGTCAAAACAACAGTGTTGCTTTAGAAACTATTTTGCGTGGAGCATTCGACCCATCAATCAAGTGGCTGTTACCAGAAGGTAATCCTCCTTACAAGCCCAATGATCTGGTCGATCAACATCATCGCCTTTTCACTGAAATTAGGAAGATGTATTTGTTCATCGAAGGTGGTAATCCAGATCTAAAGCAACTTCGTAGAGAATCGTTGTTCGTTGAAATTTTAGAAGCTGTTGATCCAGAGGATGCAAAGCTTCTTTTGGCTGTCAAAGAAAAACATCTACCATACCCTGGTGTAACACCAGATGTAATCCGCAAGGCATTTCCAGGCATTTTTCAAGAGGAAGTTAAGGAATAAATGAGTAAGTCTAAGAATAAGAATTTTCAACGTCGCGATTGGGAAGACGATGACGGGTATTATGATACAAGGAGCGACAAGCAGAAGCGCAAAGAAAAGCGTATGCGCAATCTGATCCGTTCTAAGAACGTTGATCGATTGATGGACCTAGATGATGATGACGGACAATACGATTGGGGACCTCCTCAGGAGAAATAAGATGCCTATCTACACATTCAAAAACCTAAATACTGGTGACGAATTCACTACTGTCATGTCGATGACTGAAAGGGAGGAGTACCTAAAGGCTAACCC